CCATAGCCCCGCCACCCTGGGCAAGATCGTATGCTCCTCTAAGCCCCGCGTCCCTACGGTAATCAATGTTGGCAAACGGCTGGTCAGGGTAATACAGCTCCGGGGTTCCGAATGCCGCCTGGCCTTGGTTCAACGCTCCTTGCAGGTACGGCTGCGCCCAGGCAGGCAGACCAGTCGAGGTCTGTTGGTTCTGGTTCTGCTGCGTCTGTTCTTTGTCGCCTCGCCCCCCAATTAAACCTCCAGCTATGGAAGCGAGGGGTCCAATTGCTGATAGAAAGCTCATCGCGATCTCCTAGAGTGAACCCTTAAATTCGCCGACGCTGAACACGGAAAGCGCCGCGGAATCCCACGTTACCGCGCTATAAGTGTCCCCGTTTCCAATCTCGATTCGAAGCAAGTCGCCCACCTCGGACGCGAGGATTTCCGCCAGCGTCACGACCGAATACGCCGTGACGGTTGTGTTTCGCCCGGTGCCTATCACGAACGGCGGTGCCTGTTCGACGGCTTTTGTCACGTTGTAGATCCGTAGTTGCGTGGTACGACCTTGCTGTGCTTCGTTGTGTTCGAAACTGAGCGACAGCGAGAAGGCGTAAATTCCTTCCAGGGCAAACGAGAAGGTATCAGCCACCACGTCGATAGTGACATTTTTAGGTGTCGCCGGAGTGACAACCTGAAAGTCAATCGTTTGCCAAGCTGCGCCAATGTCTGAGCCCGCGATTGGTGTCCCAAGGTTCATTCCGCCATAAGCGACGTAGACGAAGTTCTCCAAGACTGCGGTTTCGTCAGCTTTTCGTTGGTCTATCTGAGAGCTGAATATGGACACGCGTCGGTTCAGCTCCTCGAAGGAATCGAGGTTTACCGGAATAACTAGTGGTCTGGTATCATCTGGCACCGGCTTTCCTTCCTGTCACACCAATCCCGATGCCTGGGCCAAAATTTCCGACAATTCTAACCCTGAATCTGGTGTACCTGGCCTCGATTCTGAACGGAATTTGACCTTCCGCGTTCTCTTCCTTTTCCGACGTAAAAATCACATCGTCAGATTGTCTGTTGCGCATCCCAATGGACACATAGACCCTTGGTCTGTTCTCCGTCGCCGACTCGTGAAGAGCACGGCAATAGTGAACATAAGTCCTAAACCCAGGAGACATCTGAAATTCTCCAGTCTCCAGAACCGCCTCTCTTGCGTCACCGTTAAAGAACCCTACTTTGTGGTCCGATGTAGCCGACGCCATAAATCTACCACCACCCGACCAGATGGGGTCATCGAAGGAATACGGCACGGATTCTAACGTCGGGTACAAACCCGTAGAACTGAACGTAGCCGGGTCATCAATCGGCGTGTAGGGAGAAGCAGCCGTGAAGAGAAATTCGGTAACTTCGTCCCCTTCCGCCCATCGGTTCTCTCGGTAGTTGTACATGATAAGTCGGTTCGGGGTTCCAAGGACCGAACCTGACGTCGGATATGCCCAGACGATTGTTTGTTCCCCGATAAACAATGCAGAAGTAATCCTATCAAGGTACTGCTGATTCAATTTGCTCAGGAACGTTCGGTTGATTTTGGCGGTCCCAATGGGTTTGGAGGGGTTCCCGTTGCATTGAAAGAATCCATCGTCGGAGATAAAGTAGACGCTTCCCCCTCGTTGGACGGCGGCTCCTGGACCAATGAGTCCAAGGTCCGAATCAATTTTCTCAATTTGCCACGCACCTGGCGAGCCAATCCAGCTAGAACGCCAGATATCATTTTCCGTAAAGGTAAGGCCATACTCACCCCCAAACAATCTTTGGACCCGACCAGACGACGCTTTAAGGTCCTGGAAATCAGAAAGCGTGACAGGAGATACTTCCCAGTCCAAGGGGTTATTGAGAGCACACCATCTAATACGATTAGAATTATACCCGTCTTCGTCTTCTATATCCCCCGCGAACACTTGATTACGAACAACCGCAACGCGACGGGCCTTAATGGGAGTGGCAGTCAAATCAGAAAAATTTGGGTTTCCAACGACCAGGGACTGAATTTGGTTCTGCAAACTTGTTGCGATAACCCGGTCTCCCCAAGCAGCAAACTCCCAAGAATCAGCATCAACGTATCCCCCAACTTTTGATACATCGACCCAAGTATTGACAGTAAACTGGTGTAGGCAATCAGCCGTGGCAGCGTAGACAAACGAAGTCCTTTGGCTATCTATTCCAGTGTATGCCCCCAAAATCCTGCTGCCTAAAGAGTCCGTCAAGTCAACAACAGAAGGCATCATTTCATAATAGTCGTTGCGCGGCAGCACGTTCGATGCTACTTCTGCGCCTCGATTCATGAAATTGGGTTGATCCGGCTGGAAAGGGCCGAATTCGATGATGCCAAGGTCCTGATTATCCATCAGGGCGTTTCGTCTATGACGGAGTTCATGCTGACAGACATCTCACTTTGGGTCCATTTGGATCTGCGATTCTTCTCCATTATAGCATCTACAGTCCTTTCGTATTGGGTTCCCCACAAAGCAGAAGTGTCAAGGTCTCGAAGAAACAGGAACGCCTGAAATAAGCAAGCATACAGATATACGTTGTACTGATTCTTTAGGAGCCAATTTGTATCGACGTTTGGCCCAATCGCCTCGAATTTTCGGTAATAGAGCATTTCCAAAACTTGGTCGTCGCTCAGAGGAGCACTGAGTTCGATTTCCTGATGAATGCAAAATTCCGGCTGGCCAGAGCTGGTGGTCTGGGGAATAAGAGCGGAAGGGGATACCTGTTTTATTTTTTGTCTTGTCTTATCGGGCTTGATGAAATGAAGTTCTTCCATGCCCAAATAGTCTATGGGCAGGGGGAAGAATCTATCCCCACTTTCGGGGTCGTTTCCCGCCAAAGCTCTGGAACGAATGAGCATTGGAAGGATCCACATGTCCTGGGCATGCTCCGCCTCAGCAAGACGAATAATACCGGGAACGGCAGATTCAAACTCCGTCATAGATGGAGCCCAGGACTTGATGTCCGACACAAGATCTGCATAGGTTGTCATAGTTTCATGCCGGGCTTGTCTGTTCTGAACTTGCTGAAATCAGGGTCGTTCAGTTTCCCCTTCAGGAACTTACCCCACTGAGCTTCTGCATCATCCGACTTGATCGTGGTCGGGTCGTAACGCTTTGGGTGATACCCGAATTTCTCCTTGAACTCCTGTGGCCAATGAACCCAATAGAAAATGGCCGGAATCTTGGCCGCAACCGCGGTACCTTCCTTTGTTGTCGTGGGGCGGTCAATGTTCCTGACCGCCCCATTGTAGTCAAGAACCGGCTGCACATCCTGATGCGAGTGCAAGAACAAATTCCCATCTTCTTTGATGAGACGTTGCCGGATTGGGTTATCCGGGGCAAAGTCATACACCCACTCAGTCATGTTACGCCCCTACACCTTCCAACTTCTCGTCGGCTTCGTCTTGGATGCGCTTGGCCTCCATGGCACGACGTACCCTGGCCTGGACGGTGAGACGGATTTGCTTCCGCATGCCAGACTCCCTGGTCTCCATGAAGCCGTCAGAAATCTCGTGACCGGCGTCCACGTACTCCTGGACTTCCGCTTCTGTCACCTCGCGAAGAACATCACGAAGATTTTCCGGAATGCTTTCAACCTTGGCGATGGCACCAGGACCAATGATACTGCCGTTTGGCATCCACACGCCCTGTGACGCGTAGTTGCGCCGTCTCGGGTCTGAAGGGGGACCCCACCCTTGAATGGTTACGTACATCTCTTTCTCCAAAAAGGGGAGGGGTGTTAGCCCCTCCCAAACACCACGCCGGAGGAAACCGGTTAACTCATACCACCCAGTCGAGCGCCGGGTCCACGTCGGCGAACGTCCCAACGCAATCCGGATTGGACGGCATCAGGGTATAGTCGACGAGCACCATGCGGTCGTAGGAATCCGCGACTTTGGCCATCGCGTTCGTGCTGATTTGGTCGAAGTACGAGACCCAGACGCCGGAAGTGTTGTAGATCCAGAAATCGAAGGTATCAGCGGCTGCGAGACGCGGCGGCATGTAGAGGTCGGGAACGACCTCAATGACCGCATAGTCCGTCACCCACACGTCGACGGCGCCGTTCACCGTGAGACCGGAACGCTTGTTGGCGCCATGGTCCTGGTACGGGGTCGCGATACGCGCGTTGGTGGAGAACATGTACGCCGAGAACTTCGACTTGCTGTCGTGGTCCATGCAAAGAACATTGGGCTTCTTCTTGGACACTTTGGCCACAGCGGAAACGACTGCCAGGATGCCAGACTCGGAACCTTCACGGGCTGTTCCGTCCGTTTTCACCGCGCCCAGAGAAGCTGGGTCAGCCCCTGTGGCTCCCCGGTCGGCACGACCATCACTTCCGCCGATAATCCAAGTAGGAAGACCAGCCAAGAGCGGAGCCGTATCGCCATCCGCGTCGGCCAACTTGGCCTGGTTCAGCTGCAGGATGCCGTTCATGTCGATCTTCAACTCGCGACCCTTCCGCGCCACCTGACGTGACACTTCGTCCCGCATTCCAGTCTTCTTCACCTTCCGGGCACGCCGGGTGATGGTGAAATCTTTCCTGGAAATCTGGTTCTCGTTGTCCAGGCGGAACGGAGTCGTGATGGCTTGGCCGGCGAACACATCGCCGTCAATCCAGGCATTTGCCGTGTTCTGAGGATCCAACTTGTCGTTGTCCCATTCCTTCTTCGTATTCTGCGAAGAAGGACCAACGGGGCAATTCGACAAGAAAGGGGTATCATCGGGAGTGATGTCCATGATTTCCTGATGGACGTCCTCCAGGGTATTCGCTTGGTCCACCCTCTGGTATGCGTTTGCTTGCGCGCTCATTTCAAAGTGCCTCTATTAGTTACCAAATTTCAAGTTCAATCGTTGAATGGCAGCCGCCTCGCTGCCTGTTTCTTTAGCGGTTTTACGTAACTGAGCTTCGCGCTTCGTATTCCTTCTCGCACCGGCCTTGGCTCCTGAACCGGGACGAAGTAGCCTTTTTGGCCTCTTCCGAGATTTTGGGTTTTTGACATCCCCCACAACCTCTTTAGCAGCCGCTTGGGCTTTGTCATACAACATGGCCTTCCTGGCCAGAATCAAAGCCCGATGGTCCACAAACCGGGCTAGCTCAGCCTCCTGGTAGCCTACCTGCGAGAGGTACTGGCCCATTGCCTCTGTCTCTTCCTTGAAGAGATTGGCATTGCCTTCCCACTCAGGGATTGCTTCCAAAAGACGACGACCCTCTTCCTTGGCCACGTCAGCATTGGCCTTTTTGGTCTGCTCTTGAGCTTCCTTCTGAATCTCGTCATACTTAGCGCGAATCTCAGTTTGCTGTGCCTGAATCAGCTTCTCTTCACGGTCAAAGTCCGCAATGGCAGCGGCGTACTTGCCTGGGTCATCAGCTCTCACCTTTTCCCAGTCGATGTTTTCACGCCGATTTTTGAGGGCAACTAGCTCACCGTTCCAGTAACCATCCGCGAGCACAAGACTCTCGTTTAGCTTGGTGCGTTGCGCTTGAATCCCCTCATATTCTGCACGTAGAGCCTTCTTTGTCTCCTTGACCTCGCTGATGTTACGGTCGTAATCCGCTTGGCGTTGGTAACCGTTCAAGGCTTCCTTCAGAGTAACCGTCTTGGGTTGACCTGCAACGATGACACTTGCCGGTAGCTTGCTGGGGTCAATCGACCCTGCTTCCAACACTTCATCCAAGCTGGTCCACGCTTGATCGGCTTCTTCCAGAACTTCCTCTTCTGGCCCACCCTCGTCCTCTGAACCTTCTTCCGAATCATCAGAATCATCAGAGTCAGAGGATTCATCTTCCCCTTCCCCTTCTTCATCCAAGTCCGGCTCGTCGTCCAGAACGTCCTCAGGTTCGTTTTCATCTTCCGGAGTTTTGACATCATCTTCATCTTTGTCAAATTTGTCCGAAAGACGGGAAATTACATCTTCAAGTTGGTTTTCTTGCGGCATGATTATATTCCTTATGCTGGTGCGTCGTCATCAGGAGCAGTTGAGGTAAACCCCTGCTGCTGTGACAAATTTTGTGCTACTTCCCCTCTTTGGGAGAATTCGTTTAACGTCCGGATAAACGTTTCATGCGCCGTGGCTAGAGCCCAGCATACTTCCCGATCCTCCGTTGTTGAAGAGTTGAGCCAGATGTCCTCGATTCGGTTCTTGATTACTGACATGCAGTAGTCAAACGAGGAACTCTCAACCAAGCTTAGGGCCGCATTGCCCAAGGCGATTTGCTGATTAAAATCCAACTCTTCAGGCATCGTTATTTTGTATTGATATTTCTTCATACCGCACTTCCCGGAACGTTGGTGTCATACTCAAGCTCAAGCTTGGTCATTTGTTGTTCGTGCTCTAGGAGCATCTCTTCATAGTCTTTTGTCAGCTTCTGCATGTCGATTTCGTTGCCCGCTTTGATATCCTCGATTTGGGCCATCATCGCTTGACGCATCATTTCAGCTTGCTGCTCAGACTGCTGACGCGCTTGTTCATCGTTCTGCTTCGCCTCTGGCGACGCCGGGTTAAGGAAATATTTGTCAACCGAACCTCGATTCATGGTTCTGATCAGGTCCGTGAGAGTGTTGAACATCCTTTCCTTGGACGACAATCCTTGGGCCCCCATACGTTCTTGCAAATCAAGAATGGAAAGAGTACCCGCAATTTTCTCTTGCGTGCTACCCGTCCCAAGACCGACTACGCAAGTAGCGTGAGAACGATTTCTCCAATTCATGGGGTCCACATCAACCCAGCGCCCAGCAATTTCCATTTGCTCCTGGACGTTCTGGTAAGTGCGCATTAAGTAATGGGCTTTCTTGAATACCTTGACAAAGGTGGTTTCACCCCAGAATCTACCGATGGCTTCCAGACGCTGTGACGCCTGGCCTAAGGCATTGACGTACGAAGTCATTGAAGAATCAGCTAGGGTCCTGGCGTCCATTCCCTGGGCATGCTTCGTGACACCCGTCGTACCTTCACGGTCCACGCTAAGGTATTCGAACGTCGGCATGATTTGCTGCACGACGGGAGGAATTTGCTCGGTGGCGATTTGGTTTACATCTTTCATTTCCACCACAC